ATCCGCCGCCCTGACATTCCCGCGCCTTCTAGAATAGATTCAGCTCTACTTGGTGCGATTTCATTTGACGCCCATCTTTGCCACGTTTGAACGCGGGTTACATATTCGGCGCATTGTTCCTCAATGAATCCGGCGAATATCTCAGGGGTAAAGCCGGACGTATGGCGGGCGGCCTTCTTGGTGTATTCGCCCATTGTGCAACCATTAGTACAAAATAGATCGAGGGCACCGGCAAACAATCGCACCGCCCCAGATCCATTAAAACTATTAGTAAGTCCGATTTTGAATAGTAATTGAGTACTTGAACCATTCAACTGTCGGATATCAGCGCCTAGGCCGTTAAATACTAATTCAATGCGCGTGTATTGCCCGTCATAACTTGATTGTTCTTTAAGTTCGACGCCGCCCAATGCATGGGGTGGGAGGGCCTTTTCTGCGCCTTCTTTCATCATTTGATATATCGGGCCATTCGGGGCGATACCATAACGGGCCCCGACTACTCCGAGGGGCTTATCATTATCCAAACGGGTAACGGCGCGGCCTATGGTTTTATCTAGCTTGTATGCAATTCCACGTCTCTCAGTATATAAGGGTGTTAATTGCGCCTCGAAATCGGTTGTACTTGTAAGCTCAGGCCATGAAAACATGGGGCGGGCTTTTGAAATATTAAAAACGTTATTTTGTATATTCATAATTATTACTCTCTTTTTTTGCTAGTTATGCGGGGCCACCACGGCCACCGCTCAGGTGATTATATACATTTACTGCGCCCTTAGTAAAGGGCACTGTTAAGGTATTAATTAAAAGCCCCCCAGATAACCAAGAACCCAATACCAAAAACAGATAAAACCAATCGCTGTATAAAGGGGCTTCAACGTTGGGCCGCCTTTATTCACGCGGCCACCATCATTGACGGGATGATATCAGCATCAACGACGAATCCGTTATCTTCCGCCTTTGCAAGTGCCCCTTTTGCTTTCAATGCAATAATGACAGGGCCCGCGATACTATTAACTAGATCTGACTTATCGCCGTCTATAACTTGACGCCCTAGAAATTCCGCCGGGAATTCTTTCCTGAAGACCACCGCGATAGGAACCGGGAATTTTAAAGCGCGTTCAACCTGCGCGGCGTATTGTGGCCGGCCTGAGTAACTAAAAATCAAATTATAATTGTCCGGTATCCCGTTCCCGATGCGTTTGGCGCGTTTGGTGTAGTCGTAAAAATAGATAGCGGGGAACATTTGCGGAATGTCGTAAAGCTCCCATGGAATGTCTGAAAGTACATTCAACCGGACGGCCGGTTTCTTTCCGGTACGCTTACACAATGTTTGAAAATTATTTAACTCGAGGCATAACCGCTCCAAGAATTGCGGCCGGTCATTGTGCCAGAGATCCGAACGCCATTGACGCCCCGCCGCTACATTATCAAAACGACCACGGCCCGCCGATTTTAGACAGCCCTCGAAGCATCCCGCCGCCTTACTAGCGGGGCATAATATCCGATCGGGCATAAGGGAGAGAGATGCGACCCTATACTCTGCGCCTTTGTTAGTTTTTTTGATCTTGGTGTTGCCGTTGCCGGTGTCTAATAATTTCAAGTGCTTATTCATTGTATATACCTTTTTGCTAGTAATGGCCCCGCCACCACGGCAAGACCTCAGTCCGAGTATATCACTACGCCCTTAACTATCAACCACTAATTACACTACCAAAGCCCCTATTATTATTTTTTAAAATAACGTTAAGTTAACTGTTGATTTTATTAATCAGACTAGTTAAACCTGAGTACCTGAGTAAAACGCTATGAATACTTTGACGCGCCAGTTTTTTTAGTCTTTGTGACGGTATAGCATACAAACAGTAGAGAGGGCTCCGTAATGAACGACCGAAACAAAAACAAACAATACGCGGAGGATTGGCAGAAACTAACACTGACACTTGAAGAGGCAGAAGATCGATTTTATGCTATGGCAGACGCAATAGATTATGCAAAACAAGGTCTTGAGGGCAGTATTGTACGCATGAAATCAGGACGTTTAATTACGTTACCTGATGCCGAAACTTCAGACACAGTTGCCATAGTTTTACCAAACACCCCCAAAAATAAGCTCAAACTCATTAAAAAATAACCCTGTACACCCTTAAAACGTAAAAAACCCCAGTGTTGATCCCGGTCAAGGGCACTGGGGCTAAAAGGGATGCCATAAGGGGAGGATAGGCAACCACAGGAATGTTGATAGAAGGGTTAACTACCAACTCTTATAAGGTACACTAAGGTAGTTACTAATGCAACTACTATCTTATAGTTGACGTGCCAGTTTTTTTTAGTTACCTTTGGGCTACGACCTAATAACTAAAAAGGATAGTAGTATGAAATATTTAGAAGAGAGAAGGAGAGCGAACGGCACCAAGTTCTGGGCATTTAACCCGTCTGTTGCGGTACGTTCGGCGTTGGATGTAGTGTACAAGCCGTTTGACGACAAAAGGGAGGCACAACAGTATTGTAAGCGTATTTCTGAAGACTTCAGCCAACACAGAAGGACAAAGAATAGAGCAAACAAAGACACGTCAGGTGTGACTGTTAACTCATTGATACAATGGTATATACATCACCCAAAGTTCAAAAACTTAGCAGAGCGTAGCCGTAGAAGTTATACAGATGCGTTTCATGTGTGTCTGCACATAACATCAGGCCGAAACCCTACGACTTTTGGGGAAAGATTAGCCAAAAATATAAGTTATGACGATGCTGACATATTGTATGACAAGATTTTAAGACAGTACTCGCACCACAGAGCCAACCATGTAGTGAAAGTCTTACGTCGGGCGTGGTTTGTGGGCATCAGAGGCAATCGGGTAGACAAGAACCCTTTTGCAAAGATGGGAACGAAGCAAACTGAACATAGAAAGTATCAATGGACGCCTGAACAGGTTGATTTAGCTATTGAAACGGCTGACAAGATGAACCTTTCGTCAATGGGCACACTGATACTCATGCAATACTATCTGTGTGCAAGGCCGGGAGACATGCGCCAGTTAACTTATAACTCACAGTATCAAGATGGCAGTCCTAACGCATACAAGGACGGTGTGGCTTACTTCCAACAAGAAAAGACACGCAGAAAGAATCCGATAAATATGGTTCTCCCTGTGCCCGACCGTTTAAGAGAAAGACTAGACAGTTTAGTTCAAGTAGACGATGGGATAATTATCCGAAATGAAAAGACCCAACAGCCCTACGACCAGTTCTTCATAAACAAATGTTTCCAGAAGATAAGGTTGACCGCAGGACTACCATTTGAACTACAAATGAGAGATCTTAGACGCTCCGGTGCTACAGCATTACAGGACAGTTCGGCGACTACTGAGGAGATCATGAGCATCACCGGACACAAGGATCGAAAGATGCTAGAAATCTACTTAAACAAGAACGTAGCAGTAGCACAAAATGCTATGAATAAGAGATTTGGCTAATGATTCTTAGTAGGGTAATTATTAATGTAATAACAAAGGTAATAGCCACTTTTCAATCATTCGCCTCTATACCACTCAATAGAGGTAATTGTATCGTGTTTTTATGTAATCAATTCAATGACTTATTTTTAATTGGCTCCGGCGGTAGGGATCGAACCTACGACCAATTGATTAAGTCATTTATTAATAAAAACAATAGGTTAAGAGATCAAAAAGTGGTTGTTACATTAACTAAGGTTTTAACTAAATGATAGTTAATCCTTGACGGATGGTGATTTAGGGTGTATAAAAGCGAGGCCGCTCCGGGGCCGAGCTACCCCTAATAACCTTTATGGAGCGGATATGTACAATAAACAAGAACAACTACAAATACTACAATCCATTAAGCTTTCGGATGGCGAATCTAAGACGATAGATTGTCCTTTTTGTCATGGTAAAAAGAAGTTCAGTATTAGTCATAAAGACGGTGTACTTCTATGGAATTGTTATAAGGCCCAGTGCAATGCTAAAGGTGCATGGAAGAAGGGCTACTCCCTATCTGGATTGAAGAATAAAATATCTAATACCTTGGTTGTTGCAAAGAACAAAAACCGGGGGATGCCTAAGATATTATCTAACCCTCAGTATCACCCTCATCTTATTAAATACCTTGAGGACAACAATTGCCTACCCGCATTAAATCAAGGTCTGGTATCCATAAAATATGATCCGGTAGATAACAGATGTCTTTTCATGATGAATCATGATGAAGGGGCAGTCGGACGTTCATTGGGGGGTAGAAACCCTAAATGGCTATCTTACGGAGATGTATCTGGAATACTACAAGTAGGTAACAGTCAGACGGCTGTAGTGGTAGAGGATGCCCCTTCAGCCTGTTCAGTTGCAAGTACAGGTATGTACACAGGCGTGGCTATTCTTGGTACAAGCATCACTCAGCAACAGAAACGGGCCTTAACAAAGTTTAATAGATTAATTATATGTCTTGACAACGATGCTAAAAATAAAGCAATGATGTTGTTATCACAGCTAAGGGGATTAGTTTCTACATCTGTTAGGTTCATAAGTAACGACTTAAAGAATGAAACAACTACTCGCATCGCCAAGATATTAGAGGAATAGCAAATGCAAGACAATTATTTGATGGTAACAAATGATTTATCGCACACCAGTGTCGGTTTCTTTGGAAATCCTGTAACTCATTGGTGCAACCCTGCATTAGCTGGCCCATATAACTTAATGAGATATAGAAAGGTGGGGACTATACGTTCCACCAGATTAGTAGAGGATTAAAAAAGGATATAACATGGGAAAATTTAGAGGGATAGTCGTGATAGACTATGAATTAGATAGTTACAAACAAGTAGCAAGCGAAGAACAATCATTGGAAGATGCCATCAGACAATTGGTCAAAGGTAATCCCCGGGTTGTACGCTCCGAGGTGGACATAAAAGAACGCCGGGGAGACAAAGCACCAGACATTAAAAAGATGAAATTAAGGTCAAGCTGACAATAAAATTACAGCATGTCGAAGAGCCCTGCTTTTTAGCGGGGCTTTTTTTTGTCCTTCACTCATGTTATTGTTGCGTCTTAACTAATCTTTAACTAAAGTCGAACTATGGACATTAAACTATTAAAATCCCTACTAGCATCTGAATTTTATACAGAAAATAAATCCAACCTAACGTCCCACCTATTCGAGGGGGACATCAAAGACTGCTACGACATCCTAGTAGCCGCACATGAGAAGTATGAGCATGACCTAACTGCACACGACCTGACCGCATTATGGGAGAACAGTAACCCTGTAGCTACCCGCTCCGAGAAAGAGTCGTTTGGAGATTTAGTCACCCAGATACAAGACACAGCCCCTCTATCCGATTCAGTAGCCGCAGATGTCATTCATGGTATCTGGCAACGGCACATTGGGTCAAAGGTAGCCAACCTAGGTATTGAGTTAGCTGATGGAAACACCAGTGCAATGACTCGCCTAACCTCATTGTTAGATCACACCAAGGATGGTTTTATGCCATCGGACTTTGGTGAGCCTACTACAAAAGACATCCATGAACTGCTTGCTGAAGCTAGTGATGATAACCGATGGGCATTTAACATAGGTACACTAGGCCGTCATGTCTATGGTTTAGGCCCCGGTGAGTTCATGTGTACCTTTGCATTACCTGAGACAGGTAAGACCGCATTCTTAGTTAGCCTATGCACCGGGCCTGAAGGCTTCTGCCATCAAGGGGCCAAGGTAATGTTTCTTGGCAATGAAGAGAAGACAAGCAGGACAATGCTACGTGCCATGCAAGCTTGGTGTGGTTTTGATCGTCAACAGATAGCCAACTCTCCCAACAAAGCCCGGCAGAAGTTTGAAGAGATAGCCGATTTGTTTGAGATGAACGAGATACAGGAGTGGGATCTGGCAAAGATAGAAGCCTATATTGAACTGAAGAAGCCTGACGTGCTGATTATTGATCAAGCAGACAAAGTTAACATCGGTGGTAACTTCAATGCGGGGCATGAACGCCTAAGAGAACTATACCGTCGCTTACGAGAGACAGCCAAGAAGTACGAGTGCGCTCTCATTGCAGTTAGCCAAGCAAGCAACGATGCCAAGGGACGTACACGCCTATCTGGCTTCGATATGGAAGGCAGTAAGATTGGTAAGATGGCAGAGACAGATCTGGTCATTGGCATTGGACGCCATGAAGCAGGTGATGTTGATGACTCTGAACCGGATACCACACGCTACCTGACCGTTAGTAAGAATAAATTGAGCGGGTGGCATGGAACAATCATCTGCAACATCCAACCCGAAATATCACGCTATGTGGAGTAATGTATGCTTATCACTTTAAGTAGGCAGGATGCACACACTTGTAAGTTAATGGGGGCCGATACAGTCAAGCTTTGTGAGATGCAAGGTTTTAAGCCTCGACTAGAAAACGAAAACCAATCACGGGTAGATGCCAATGTGTATGGCTTCAAGGCAGAGTTTGCTGTGGCACGTCTGCTTAATCTAGATACCCCTACAGTTAATGTGGTTACTGATGGTGGAGTTGATCTTTGGTTTGATGAAACATCAATCGATGTTAAATTCACCAACGCGGAATACGGCCCCTTAATCTTTGATACAATGCCTAAGTTTCGAGCGCAGTTAGCTGTGTTGGTTAGCCGTACTGAAAGCCCAAATATCATGCGAGTGAATGGTTGGGTGGACAGAAGAACATTCAAGAAAGAATCAAAGCCAATAGATTTTGGTTATGGGGAAAGGCTCACAATGGAACACGATGAATTGTTTCCAATTGAAAGCCTATGGAAAACATTAATGGAAAATAAATTTAAAGGGGAGTTAACATGATAGAACGGGTAATTGTATTGGACTTAGAAACAACAGTTCAGTTTGGTGAAGATAAGAGTAAAGATAACAGCCCATATAACCCGAAGAATAAAATAGTATCCGCACACTGGAGAATGATTGAGTCCGGCGTATTAGGCCCGGCTAAACACGCAGTCTTCTATCATGATGATAAAGAGACCCCCGATAGCCCCACAGAATTCCAAGAGGACATTACTCGGGCTGAATTAATTGTAGCCCACAACGCCAAGTTTGATGTGTCCTATTTAAAGGAGGCTAACTTCAGCCTACCCGACAAGGTCTATTGTACGTTTGTAGGTGAGTACATCTTTGCTAGAGGGCAACGGCAGGAGCTATCCCTTAAGGCTACGGCTGAACGCCGGGATGTTACCCGGAAGAAGTCTGACCTAGTAGATGGCCTATTTAAGTCCGGTATCGGGTTTGATTCTATGCCATTGGCCACAGTCATTGAGTATGCGGACGCTGATGTCCTATCAACCGCAGAGATCTACCTAGCACAACAGAAAGATCTTCTTAAAGAGTCAAACGTAGGCTTACTCCCAGTATTCAATCTGATGAATGATATGTTGTTGTTTCTTGTAGAGATGGAAGGCAACGGTATCTGCATCGACAAGGACATTTTGCACGGTGTGCGGGATGAGTTTATTCAAGAAAAGGCTGACATAGAGAAGGCACTGGGTGAAATAACACAAGATGTTATGGGAGATACTCCTATCAATCTAAACAGCGGTATTGATATGACTGCTGTTGTGTATAGCCGAGTAGTTAAGAACAGAGACTACCATAAAAATGCATTCAACATTGGTGTAAATGCTAGAGGTAAACCTCTCCCACCCCCTCGCATGAACGCTAGTCAGTTTTCTAATACAGTTCGCAAGTCTACCCGCAGAGTAATGAAGACGGTAGCGCATCACTGTGAGACTTGCCAAGGCAGAGGACAGATACAGAAAAGAAAAGTTAATGGTGATCTATACAAGAACCTAAGTAAATGTGTGGCATGTGAAGGTAAGGGCTACATCCTAACTGAAACAGGTCAAGTTGCCGGTCTTAAACTTATTCCTACCCAAGCCACTGATGCAAGTATCAACGGCTTTAAGACTGATAAGGTTACAATCAGGAAGTTGATTGGTCAAGCGCAGTCTAAGGATAACCTCGTTGCTGTTGAGTTTCTTACTAAGATATCCCGGCTAAACGCCATCAGTACTTATCTAGACTCTTTTATTAAAAATATAGATAACTCTACTAGGGCTACGGGCCTACTACACGCACAGTTTAATCAATGCATTACCCGAACAGGTCGTCTGTCTTCTAGCCAACCTAACTTCCAGAACATCCCAAAGGGGACTAAGTTTCCCGTACGGAAAGCCGTACGCTCTCGTTTCAAGGGCGGCTCTATCATGGAAGCCGACTTTAGTGGGCTAGAGTTTCGGGTGGCCGGGGAACTGTCTCGGTGCCCTACAGTTATTCAACAGATACTTGATGGGTTTGATGTACACAAACAGACTGCCTCTATCATTAATCAATGTGAGGTTGAGGAGGTCAGCAAAGACATGCGCCAGAATGCTAAGGCGTATACGTTTGCCCCTCTATACGGCGGTATGGGTGCTAATGAGGCCCCGCATGTACAGGCGTACTTTAAAGAATACTTCAACATCTATAAAGGTTTGTCTGAGTGGCATAAGACCCTCATGAGTGGTGTGTTAAGGAACGGTCTTGTACGAATTCCCTCGGGCAGGGAGTTCTATTTCCCTAACACGAAACGACTCCGCAACGGACGTGTTACAAATGCTACAGCTATAGTAAACTATCCCTGTCAGTCCTTCGCTACGGCTGACCTTGTCGTCCTATCCTGTGTCCGGGCTCTACGCCGTTTCAGGAGGGAAGACTTTAAATCCAAAATCATTCTCAGTGTTCACGATAGTATCGTTGTCGATGTTTATCCGGGCGAAGAGGATGCAGTTAACGGCGCTCTGTGTTGGGCTATGGGAGAGTTGCCGGAAGAGGTCAAAGAGAGATTTAATTATGAATTACTCTTGCCTCTGGATATCGAAATAAACCTTGGCCCAAATTGGATGGAACAGGACGAGATAGCATTGACTAACGCCACTAACTAATGTAATCTTAAATATCTACTAAATTTTAATTAGTGTAACAACACACCGGAGAAATATATGAATGAACTCGCAACCGTTAGTAAATCAGAACAGATGGAGATTGCCGCCGCTATGGGTATGGGGGCTGTTAATGATGCTCCTTCTAACGATAGATTACCTGAATTAAAGATTAATTACCAAGAAGAGAATGACCAAGGTCAGGAACTTCCCCGGGGTCAATTTTTTATAAAGGGAACTAATCAAGATCCCGTCTTTGCAAAGTCAGTTAAGTTTAGACCACTTAGCCAACTATTTCAGTGGCTTCAGTATGATGTAGCAGAAAACAAACTCAAGAATAAAACCCTACTAATCCCTAGTCTTCGTCAAGAAGCCCGGGACATGAAGGGTACCCTACGATGTGGCAAGCCTACATCTAAGGTCTTGAGGGAGGCTTCCACTGAAGTCCAAAAGAAATTCTCTGACATCAAATGTTTCCGTCAAGTGCGGGGTCTTGTATCTTATAAAGGTAAGACGGCCGATGGAGATACTGTAACTGTAGAGAATGAACCCGTCATACTAATGCTGAAGGGCAGTAACTTTAATCCCTTTGAAGATGAAGTATTAAAGAAGATGCCCCGTGGGACTCAGATACATGAGTTTTGGAGTACGATTACTGCCAACAAGACCAAAGGTTCTGGTGGTAACGTGTGGTGGGTACTTGGCTTTGATCCTGACCTTAAAAACCCCGTGTCTATTGATGAAGATACCTTTGAGACAATCAAGGTAATGCACAACATGGTGAAGAATGAGAACGACCGCATTCAAAGCGCCTATGACAGTGCAATGAGAAACGACCAGTTATCCGACGATGCAATTGATGCAATCGAAGGCGTAACGTCTGATCTCGAAGACGACCTGATGGACGACTAACAACAGTGAATTGTTGGAACTGTCGCACTGAACTCATTTGGGGCGGCGACCATGACTTAGAAGACGATGAATTTCATTCCGTCGTTGCTAATTTTAGTTGCCCCAACTGTCAGGCCCACGTCGAGTTTTATTTCCCTCGACATCCCGAAGATCAATTAGACGAAGAGTAAATTATGAGTGATGTTTCCGAGGACAAGGATAAAGAAGCGGGTCATTGGTATGATAAGCAAGGAAACCCTAAGTACACAATTATTGGGGCCAACGGCAAGGAAAGAAACACTACCCTACGGGACGCTAAGAAAGAAGGCTTCGTACCTTCTGTTACTACCGTCCTTAACATTGCCGCTAAACCTTCCCTTGAGAATTGGAAGATCACTCAAGCACTTAACTCTGCTGTTACCCTGAAGAGAGGCGAAGATGAAACACTGTCTAGCTTCTTTTACAGGTGTAAGAAAGACTCCAAGAAGATTACCAAAGCCGCCGCTGAACGTGGGACAATCATACACAATCTGATTGAAGATGGGTTCAATGGTAAGGCGGATAGTAAAGTATACACTCTTATCAAGGAATATCTTGATGAGCATTTCCCCGGTGAGGAATGGATTGCCGAGGACTCATTCTGCTCTGAGTTAGATTACGGTGGTAAGATTGATCTGTACTCTAAGTCGGGCATCTTTGTTGACTTTAAAACTAAAGACAACCTCGAAGGTAAGAAGCCAGAGAACTTAGCCTTTGATAACTACGGAATGCAATTGTCAGCCTATGCACAGGGCTGTGGGTACATAGATGATGTAGAAAGGGTTTCTATATTCGTAGACCGTGAACATACGGATATTATTATTGGGCACATCTGGGACAAGGCGTCCCATCAAAAACACCGGGAGATGTTTAATAGTCTGCTTTCTTATTGGAAGCTAGTCAAAAATTATAACGCACCCGAGACAAGCTAATGGCCTTTCGCAATATTCGTAAAATGGCCATCATCAATGGCTATCGTTCAGGCTTAGAAGAAGACATTGGTCTTCAGCTTAAACAGGCCGGAGTAAAGGCAGAGTATGAGCCTTTCAGAATACCCTATCCTGTTCCTATTCAATCAAAGCATTACACCCCGGACTACGTCCTTCCCAATGGGATTGTGATTGAGTCAAAGGGCCGATTTACGCCAGAAGATAGAAAGAAACATATCTACATCCGGGATGAGTATGGCCCGCTGTTAGACCTTCGTTTTGTATTCAACAACCCCCGAGGCAAGCTCCGCAAAGGATCGAAAACTTCCTACGCCGATTGGTGTGAGAAGAACGGTTTTAAATTTGCCGCAAAAGAAATCCCGACAGAGTGGATGGAAGAAAAAGCCAACAAGAAATCTCTTTCCCTACTCAAACAATTGAGAGGCAAGAAATGAGTAATAATAACTTTGAAGGTGCATTCCTTGAACTAGTACCCAACTACGAAGAAGAAACTATCGACTTTGTTATAGGTTGGGAATTTAGTAACGAAATCGAACCCATGTTGGTAGAAGAAGTAAAGAATCTTCTTGCGGGTATATTCGGCCTAGTAAGCGCCGACGAAGGTTCAGTCTCAGCAATTGGTGAAGTTGTCCGAAAGGTATCTGATTTTGACGGTAGAATAAAACCTTCCGGTGATAACGAAGCAGAAATAATCTTTTCTCCTGACCCAGATTTGATGGATCAATTGTCTACAACAGACAACGTAGTTGATCTGACTAAATACAATCCTAAAGGCAAAAAGCACTAATGGCCGAGCTACTCATAGGGCTCTGCGGTAAGAAAGGTTCTGGAAAGACTTTTGTAGCAGAACACCTGCGTGATGATAAAGGTGCCACTATACTGCGCTTTGCTGATACTCTTAAAGCAATGATGAGAGTTATGGGTCTTACCGAGTCCCAGATAGATGGAAATCAAAAAGAAACTCCAAGTCATATCTTGAACGGAAACACCCCCCGCTACGCTATGCAGACCCTAGGGACTGAATGGGGACGGGAAACTATATACCAGAACATTTGGGTAAACATTCTTATAGAGAAATCAAAGAGCGTTGACGGCCTAGTCGTCTGTGATGATGTACGATTCCCCAATGAAATAAAGGCTATTCACGAACAGGGTGGTATAGTTGCGTGGGTTGAACGTAAGTCTATCTACGCCCAAGGGGACACTCATTCTTCTGAGACATCCATAAATTCCAACCACTGTGATGTCATCGTAGACAACACCCGGGATATTCACGTTGTGGCCAGTAACATCCTTGGATGGGCTGACTTGCAACAACAACTCACACGTAAAAAATTAATTTAATTAGGAGCAGTTAAGTGGATCAGTATCAAAGTTTTATTCATAAAAGTCGCTATGCAAGATGGCTATCTGAAGAAGGAAGAAGAGAGACGTGGGAAGAGACAGTACAACGCTATGTAGACTTTTGGATTAACCGTGGCCAGATAGACAATAAGACAGCTACAAAGCTGTACAATGCTATCCATAACATGGAAGTCATGCCCTCTATGCGCTGTATGATGACAGCCGGGGACGCATTAGATAAAGATAATGTAGCCGGGTTTAATTGTAGCTACCTTCACATAGACAGCCCTCGTAGTTTTGATGAGCTAATGTATGTTCTTATGTGTGGTACGGGCGTAGGGTTCAGCGTAGAGCGTAACTTCATTACTAAGTTGCCTGTGATTGCTGAGAGCTTTCATTCATCAGATACTGTGATTGTAGTATCGGATAGTAAGATTGGTTGGGCCTCTGCCTTCCGTGAGTTGATAGCTATGTTATACGCCGGGAAGATCCCTAAGTGGGACATGAGCCGTGTGCGAGTAGCCGGTAGCCGACTAAAGACATTTGGTGGTAGGGCGTCAGGCCCCGAGCCCTTGATTGATCTATTTAATTTCTGTGTAAATGTATTTGCTAAGGCCGCCGGACGGAAGCTGACAAGTATCGAATGCCATGATGTTGTGTGTAAGATTGCAGACATTGTAGTTGTTGGTGGTGTGCGCCGTAGTGCATTAATCAGCCTGTCTAACTTAACTGATCAGCGTATGGCCAGAGCTAAGAACGGAGCTTGGTGGGAAAACGAAGGCCAACGTCGATTGGCTAACAACAGTGTTGCTTACACAGAGAAACCAGACTTTGAGGCGTTCCTAAGTGAAATGCAAACGATGTATGAATCTAAGGCCGGTGAGCGGGGTATATTTAGCCGCGTTGCCGCTCAGAAGATAGCAAGCCGTAATGGCCGTAGAGATTCAGAGCAAGACTTTGGTACTAACCCATGTTCAGAGATCATACTGAGATCTAATCAGTTCTGTAATCTGTCTGAGGTAGTTGTCCGATCTAATGACACATTAGAAACACTTAAAGAAAAGGTAGAAGTAGCGGCCATCATTGGCACACTGCAAGCTACATTAACTGATTTTAGATATCTAAGAAATATCTGGAAGAAAAACACAGAAGAAGAAGCCTTACTTGGTCTAAGCCTTACAGGCATTATGGATCATGCTGTACTAGGCAAATCTTCTGACAAATTAAATTCATGGTTAGAGGAGATGAGAGATGTTTCAATACAAACTAATGAAGTATGGGCGAAAAATTTGGGGATTAATCCATCCGTGGCTATTACGTGCGTTAAGCCTAGTGGTACAGTGTCTCAGCTTGTTGATAGCGCCAGTGGCATCCACCCTAGGTTCTCTAGCCACTACCTTAGAAGAGTACGCTCAGACGCTAAAGACCCACTCGCAAACTTTATGGCAGAATCGGGATTCCCTGTAGAACAGGATGTTATGAGCCCTACGTCTGTAGTGTTTAGTTTCCCGGTAAAGGCACCCAAGACAAGCACTACCGTTAAACAAGTGGGGGCCATGCAACAGCTTGAACTGTGGAAGACTTATCAAAACAGTTGGTGTGAGCATAAACCCAGTATTACTGTGTACTATACCGATGATGAATTCTTAAAGGTTGCACAGTGGATCTGGGAGAACTTTGATCTTTGTTCGGGTATATCATTACTCCCGGTGGTTGATCATGTGTATCAACAGGCTCCTTACGAAGACATAACACCTGAGATGTATAAAGAAGCATTGAAGACTATGCCGACTAATATTGATTGGGAAGACCTTAAAAACTTTGAAGCAGAAGACAATACAACAGGATCTCAGGAACTTGCATGTGTTGGCGGTGCTTGTGAAATAGTTTGATAGAGCATTGTCTATGTCTACAAAAACCCCACAAAAGAAACCCCTACAGGTGGCTTTTGATATGGGTGAAAGAGCTTTCATAAAAGGTATCTTTACGAGCCCCTATCGTCGTTCTTCCGTCTTGCACAAGGAATGGCAAAGGGGCTTTAACTATGGGTACTTTTATAATATAAAGTGTTTGCAACAATATACTGAACTGTTTACTTAATGGTACATTTATTGTAACATTAGTATAAATAAATCAAGGAATTGTGTATGAGTTTAGACGCTTTAAATGAACAGATCTTACAGTGGGGATTGGACAAAGGCATTCTACCCCATGCTGAACCTTTGGCTCAGTTAGATAAGACTAAAGAAGAGGTGGGTGAATTAGAACTCGCTATCTACGAACATGATGTCGATGAAGTGAAGGATGCTCTCGGAGATATATATGTGACCTTGGCCATGCAAGCTGAAGCATGGAATTTCACGATGGAAGAGTGTGTGCAATCGGCATACGATGTCATCAAAAACCGCACTGGAAATATGGTTAACGGTGTATTTGTTAAAGATAATTAGGAGTACCTATGACTGAAGTTAATAATGCAGAAGATACTGCACCAACAAAATCTGTAGAAGACCTTTTAGATTCTATGAAAGGACAACTTGAGAACTGTATCATTACTGGATTTAATGCTGAGGGTAACCTAGTTATGTCTAGCTCGATACCAAATGTCCCGTATATGCACTGGACACTTAACCGTTCTTTGTTCGAGTTGAATCTGTTTGAAAAGCAGTCTTCCTCACAGCAAGAAACCCCAGAGTCTGTTGACACTGAGGCTTCCGAAGAGTAATATTTAAGCACCTATTTTGCTAGTAGGTACCGCCCTCAACTCCGTCTAACCAACGGGCTACAGTTGGGGGCATTTTTATTGCTGAAACTCGGGCGGTACAGCCTCTAAAGTTTCTATTGGGCGTTCTTTATTTAACGCTACCCCACTTCTGATCATATTTTGCTCTAGTAATTTTAATAGTGGGTTTCCGGTGGCATCTTTTGCTACAGCTTTCATGACCTGATCAAAATATTGCGGAGATGTAACCATACTATCTATTTGAGATTCAATAGCTTGAGCTATCTGTTTAGATCTTCCATCAACCATTGCGGCACTGAGAGTTCTTGCCTTAGTCGCAACGGGATTAAGAACGCCAAGCGTAAGGACAATTATTCGATTCATCTTCTCTTTTAGTTTTTCATCTAATACTGTTGAAGAGCCGAAGTTATTTCCTCTAAGTGCCCGATTGTTAACTGCAACATCAAGAACCTCCAGTAAATGGGTAATAGCTTCTGCTTTCTGAGGTTCATCCTTAAATACAACTTTTAAAGTACTCAGAGTATTGTCAAACTCTTCGCCCAGTATAGTAGTTAGCTGTGTTGGACTAAGTTCTCGGGTCGCACCCACCCCATCCGTTGATACTTCACTAGCAATGCGCTTGTTAGTATAAATACGATCTTTAATGTAGCTTACATATTTAGACTTTAGACCATCCCTTATAAGAGGGTTGCCTATTTCGTCTGCCTGTCTCATTAAATCTTCTAATGCATCAGGCGCATTCTTTGAATTAAATATAGTTCTAAATACTTCACTTGGATCAGACATAACTGACGGGTTTGATCCTGATAGATTATTTATAAACTTAGATGCCGCATTTTCTTGTGCTTCTTTTAAGACAGACTGATAAGCTTGTTCAGCGATTGCATTGGCTTGCTTTGCAGAAGTCAACCCCAACTCAACCATTTCTAAATTAGATACAGTATCTTCAAATAACTTAACAGCGTCTGGGTTGGTCGCCTCTAGTTGTTTAATGTAGGGTTGTATAGACTCACGTACTTGCGCCGCGCTTACTTTGCCTCCTGCCTCAGTAGACTTTGTTAAGCCCCGTATAGCCATAGCTACATATGCCTGTGCCATGTCAGTGCTAACTTCTCGTCCAGAGGATTTAGTCAATGCATTTAAGAACGCTTCTAGTTTACCCGTAGTCGCGGCCTGTTCTGCAATATTTAAGGCTTGCATCCCTAGTTCATAGGCATCTTCTTGCCCCATCCTAACACCCGGGGCTACTTCTTTTGCTCTAACCTTACGGGCCTTTGCTTCCCACTGGGCTAATTCATCTGTGCGTAAATATGTTGCGGCATGGTCTTCATACATATCCATTGCCGCACGGAACTCTGTTTGACCCGAGGTCTCAGCGGCACCGTCTATCCATTCTTTTAATTGGACTAACGGTTTAGATGTTGGTGCGCCACTTGCTTCTAGTGCGTTTAATCTTCGAGATATCTCTGGGCGAAGGTTGGTGTATAGCCATTTTAAATCGATGTCACTAAGGCGGTCTAGTACTTCCGGGCCTGTTTCCATGATTGCTTTGCCATCAGCGTCCTTACCAAGAACCCTTTGTTTAAGTCCTTTCAGCATCTCACTAAAGGGATCTTGTTTAGTTGTCGCCGTGGTAACAAAATCAAAATCGTTTGTTTGCTTAGATACAGATTCAATAAGATTCTTTAAATCTTCCATATCTACCGGAATATCATCCGGCAATGTTTCAAAAGCATTATTATATTTGTTATAACTGGCTTCCCAACCTTTAAACAAATCATCTCCAGTAAGCTGTTGGAATGTTTGCATATCGGTAGATGTATTACCTAAAGAACTTTCATCTCTTGCCCTATTAAGCATTCCAATAATTGTATCTTTGTCTTGTGTAGCATCAGACACACGTTCCGCTACCTCAACACCTAGTCGAGTACTTTGTACATTAGACAGGGCCTCCTCCACCGGCTCTAAGACGTTCTGAGCCAGTAATCTACCAGATACATTCGCTTGTACAGATCCACCCTCTATAGCTTCATCCGCTACATCACTAAGCACACGACTAGCGTCTGCATTAATAGAGGCTTCTCCGGCTTGTACTACCCTATTTCCACGACGGCCCTGCTTTAAACCTACAATGTTATCAATTATGCTTTGTGCGTATTGGTCTACTAACCTTTCGTATTCTTCTGGGCTCTTAGTTGCTTTCATCCAACCATAGGCTTGCTCAACGTAGTCCCTTGCTCCGATAGCTAATGAAGTTCCTGTATCAAGTTGCAGAGCATTCCCGGGCAATATGTCTACTATAGTTTCTGTCCCATCTGCATTTTTTACTATCTTCTGCCCTAATATACCCAACTGAAAATCTTTGTTGTCTAGTACAACTTGGCCAAGTATTCTTGCTCTTTCAGCAAGTATTTCTCCCGGCAAATCATCGGTTATACCTTCATCTATTTGTTTTAACAGAAGCATTCCAATTTCAGCTTCTCGCTTGCTTGAGTTTTTAGAAAGTTTTGGAACTATTTTTTGGCCAACCCAACTAGCCCCCGCACCAAGTGTTTTTATCGCCACACGCCCTAGGGCAGTGAACGCCTCATTATCAATATAATGTCCTAGCTGACTATTTGTTTCTGAGTCTATACCTACAAACTCTAGAACATCGTCTCCTATCAACGGTTCCATGTCTTTAGGAGTAGCTAATGTCGCCCCAAGGTTTGCCCCTCTTTCTATAAACAACCCTCTAAGCATCATCTCTAGTTTTTGTTTAGCATTCTTCGGGTCTATCTTTTTAACTTCATCCCACTGTTTTGATATCCAGTTAGCAAGTTTCTTTGACCCCCCCAAAACCTCGTCTATTTTATCAACACCCTTACCGCCCACTGCGGCCCCCGCAATAATCGGAACCACATCTTGCACAGCTTTTTCTATAGCATTGGCAGATGGGTAGGTTGGAAAGTTTTCCGCTATATAATTTGTTTCAGGATCAGTGATAAAATCATCTGTCCCCGGAGTTCTTTTGTTGGTGAAAGGAATATTAAATCCTTTTTCTATACCTCCAGACAAACCTTTTACAGTATTTAATATTGCACCCCCGAATCCTCTTTGGAATGCATTAGATTCTGCGGGTTTTGGAACTATGTACTTGCGGGGCTCTCCGTCTTGATTTTTAAAAGATTGGGTTCTAACCTTTTTAAACATTGTGGGCTCACCTTTACTTTCAAAAATAGCCGTATTAGAACTTTCAATTGCCTTTTTAATCATGGCATTACGCGCACCACTTGAGGTGGCATTTTTGTATTCGTCCGACTCCACTACCTGAATTACAATAGGGTTTTCTTTCTCCTCTTCTGTAATTGGAGTTTCCATTCGATCAACATTAAGAAACTTCATTTCGGGGTAGTAGCCACCCTCTGTGAAAGATTCTTCTCCAGTAAATGGAGTTGTGCTTTCTCTCTTTTCAATAACTTCTTTTTGGTTTTTCGCTAAAAGATTATTGAGAACATCTAGAGTATTCTGATCTGTATTCGTAATCGAACTCATTCTTAATATTCCTCAAAACTATAAGTACCCGTGGCTACTGTCTTCGTACTGCCGTCGGCTTGTTTTTCTAGCCTTGTTTCCATAAACAAAATAACTTTCTTTCCCAAAAGACTCTTAGGCATATCCATTGCCAAATATTCTTCACCTGCTTTTTCAATTAACGTTGCTTCTTTTTTTGACAGTGCTTTACCTTGAGACCATTCATAGACACTTGCCTGTTGCTTACCTAAATCAGATGCGTAGTACTCTTTAACTCCTAGTATGGAATTTCCTACTATCTCTTGACCCCCGGGGAACATCATAACGTTTTGCACTAACGCATTATTACGCGCATCGATTGCCGTAGCATTCCATGTTCCATATAACTCGTTCGTTAATCGTCTTAGGTTGTTTGAGAAGGCTTCATAACTATTGGCATTAACAACAGATTTTGAAATTACATTGTAGTCTTGGTTACTAAACCCGTTTCCACTCTGTCCCAAGGCTTTACCAGTAGCAAATATAGTCCTTACTACAGCCGCGTTAAATTCTTTATAGGCGTTTGCTGTCTCGTCCGATATATTCATATTGTCTACTTCAAGATTTATACTTGCTAATAGACTTGTTGAACTTTGGTTAGGGTCATTTTCTTGAAGGTCTCCTATTAGATTAACTAATCCTCCTACTTCTTTAGAGAAGCTTGAGAATAGGGAAGACCCTCCACCCTCTAGAGTTCTTAGAACGGCCTCGTTATCAAACGCTATTCTATCTAAACTCATTAAGTTCTGTGCGGCCGCCGACGTAGCTATTTGTGCCTTGCTAACGTTTCCATAGACAGTACTAGCCGCTTGAACTGCTTTAGTTCTTGCCTCAGACATATCTACCGTAGTTACATTATTAATTCTATCTGCGGATATGATCGAGTCATCTGAAAGTTGATACCCTCCACCTTCTACTTTACTGCCCGTACCGAACACAGGCTTACCGTCATCTCCCTGATAGATTATAGCGAATACGTCGGGATCACCTTCTTCTCTAGTAAGTGAGGCAAGTCCTAAGAAGGCTGAATCATGTGCAGGTTTAACTTTAGTAAACCAATTAGTGGCTTCTAGTCTTTCTCCTTCATCGTCAGAGGTCAACATCATAGTATACTTGGAAAGGTCTGCTCTATACGTTCCTTCGGTCAAAGTACTGTTTGTACCTTCTTTATCAAACATTCTTTCTAGACCCACTAGCATCTCATTTTGTTTTTCAGGGTCGTTATTTAGTGCTTCGTACTCAGGGCTATTCATAAGATTGAAGACAGCTAACTCTTTGGGTGTTTCAAACGTTTGCTTACTAGCTTCCCCAGACAGAGATTGTTTATATTCAGCAAGTATAGTTACTCTTTCAGTAGAACTTGAAGTATCCCACCGAGGATCTTTCTTAGCGGCTATAACAGCCTGTTTCTCAAAGCTAAGAGTGTTGTCGTCTTTAGTTTCTGTACCTTGCGTAAATGTATAGTTTGCGTCACGTTTCTTAGGAATATACCCGGCTAGAACCTCGGCGTAGTAATCATTGTCCACACCAAGAGTTGACAGGGTTTTAGATTTTATTCTTTCTTCGCTCTTTAATGCCTTCTTATCTTTATCAAAAAGGTCTGAAAGGAAACTTCCTTTAGGTTTAACATCAGGAGCCGGGAGAGGTTCTGTCTTTTCGTTAGCAAGTAAAGTGTCTGTCTGTTCAGCGACATTACTTTCTGGTTTAGGTATAATCTCATCAAATTTAGATCCCGGAGTTCTTACTTGATTTAAAATTTGTTGTGCAGTTAAGCCACCCTTAAACATCTGGTATATTGATACAACAGCATCATTGGGAATAATGCTATTTGATTGTGTTAAAGCTTCCGCTTTCTCCATTATCTGTTGATCTGCTAATTCGTTTTGATCAAAAACAGATTTTTCCTCTGCAAACTTTTTTGCGCGGCTACGAACTTCGTCTTTTTCATCTTGTCTTTCTAGTTCTAATTGTCTTGCGTGTTCGGTCATAAAACCTTCGGCGAACCCTGCAAAAGCGTCTCCAAAATCACTCATCGTTTAATTCCTCGTCTTCAATGCCATACCCAAGCATATCTGTCTGTTCTTCATTTGTAGCAGGAGACATAAAGCCCATTGAATCATCTTCAATTTCTTGTTCTACAATGGCTTCTTCGGGCTCTGTAGTTGAATTATCTAATTCTTTTTGTTTAAGAAGAGGAACAGAGGTAGTGTAATCAGCTATTTCTTCTATCCCCATGTCATATTCAATGCCATATGACTTTGCCATTATCTCAAGCATACGGGCTACTGGCCCGGCAACAAGAATTGCATAATCAGGAGTAAATTTCCCCCGACCCACTGCAAGAGTTACAGCCATGTCTGTAATAGTCGAAATTTCAGTACCGGCCTTTATCAGACTCATGTATCGTTTACCTGTATCCGTCTCTGTTAGGCGTTCAACGATATGCTCGACTGCTCCATCGAGGTCAGTAATGTCTGGGGGTCTATGCCAAGGCCAATTACGAGTATCGCTGGCATAGTTAGCACCGGGAATAGGAGCGTCTGGATTATTAGGATCATATAGACTCATCAGCTAACTCCTTTTTTTTCTTCCTTTTCTTTTTAGGGGGGTTAAGTAACTCTTCTTCCAGTTCATCAAAATATTCACGGGTGTACTTAGGCTTTTTGCCTGACGCCGTATTAAGTTCTACGGGATCAGTTCCCTCATAGTATTTTTTAATTGATTTAATAATCGCTTCTTCAAATGTCATGCTTTCACCTTGTTGTAATCAACTCGTAAATACCCGTCTGTACCGCGTGTAACTGCTTCTGAATTTTTCTTTTGTAGCTCTTGAGCAATAACGCCGTAGGTTGGAGTTTCACCAAAGCCTTTATCTTTAGCTTCGTCTGTCCAATCCCATGTATAAAGATTTGTTCCATCAGATAGGTTTCCATATTTTTGTATATTATCTTTAAGTCTCATATCTGATACGTAGGCCGCCCCTACTGCCCCTACGGCTTTAAATACACTTGATAACATAGAACTCTTCGCTTGCTTTTTAGCCGCCGCTAATTCCATTTTGGCTAATTCAAGTCTATGTTCTCTATCCTTCTCATTCTCACCTTCTTTCCAAGCGTAGTCTAAGAGAGAGTCGGAACGATCCCATAACTGGTTTAATGCCTCAGTTGTAAGACCAAGCATGTTCTTAACGTCTGTAGCGGCCGCCTGAAACTCCATCTCAGAGTTAGAAAGCGTAACTGTCTGTCTCCACTTAGCATTAGCGGAATCCACTGCGTACTGCATGTTCATGTAGAACTGCTCTCTGGCATTTTCCAAAGACGCATTAAACTGATTAGCTTGATTAACTTCACCAACATTGAACTGAGACATCTGGTTCTTCTGTCCAGTGTTGTACATATCAATACTTGCACCTAGATTATCGTAGAACTTATTCATCTCGTTAGTCGCCTCTGCTCCGAAACGACGTGCTACGTTGGTCTGGTTAGCATCCTCTAAGATAGATTGTACCTTAGCCTGAGTATTGATGACTGACATTTGCTGTTCGTTGGCTAAATTAGCCATATCATACTGCATAAATGTCTTAGCGTTAGTTACCGCTATAGTTGTACGAGTATCTAAGTTTGCTAAGTCCATTTTAGATAGGACGTTAGCTTTGTTAATAATCTGTTGTTGCTTATTATCTAAATTCTTTAAGGTTACTGTCTGGTAAAACTTACTGTCTGCTTGGGCAATTGGTAGTGTTGCCTCAATCATAGCAGATGTAGCGGCAGATATGGCCGCAGTACCTGTAACACCTGTAAATGCAAATGTTCTATTTACATTACGCATAATCCCGGCGGCCCATGTAGGAACCTTCGGGTTGCCGTCTGCATCCACAAACTCTTTTGTTAGGATTTCTAGTTGGCCTTTTACTGTGGCCTTAGAGTCTAGGTAATTACCTTCACCAAGTGTCTGTGCTAGTATTTTACCTGATATAGTACTGGTATCAATGACTGTACTAATGTTTTGGTGTGCAAAATCATTTAAAGCTACGCCTGTCTGGTTGATAGACCCGTCAGCATTAACACCTGTACCTACACCTTGCTCATCAATTGTTATATCATCGGGATTAATGATAGCATCTTCATTGGTATCCATTGTAGCGGCTGTACCAAGGTTATCATTTACATCATCAAAGGTGGTGGCCGCATCATAAGTGGCGGCATCTTGACTATTAACATCAGAAGCTGTGGCCGCAGTACCTGTCTCAGCATTAACAGATAACCCATCAACATTCATGCCGTACTCACTACCTGTGAGGTTAGTACCTGTCTCATTGCCCGTCATCGTAGGTACATTGTCCGATAGATTAGCACCTAGATCGTCCATAAAGCCGCCGGGATCTGTCGCTCTATCCCCAACCAAGCCATCTACGCTTAGGCCCGCAACAACATTGGCGTTGTTTGCAACGGAGGATGAGGAGGTATTGTTTGTTGCGTAAGTTGGAGTAGTAGGGCCGGTATAAACCTGCGGATCTACTCCATTAACTCCATCCATCCCCGCCGGTAAAGCACTAGGATCTCCGACTATACCTTGATTTGATGTAATCATTTATTTACTCTTTATCTGTTCGGCCGTTTCGGCACATTTACGAAGTTTGTCGCGTAAGGCGGCGTAATCCGAAAGGGCGTCAACTACGGCTATACTGCCGTCGGTCTCAGGTAGGCTTTCTATTTCAGTTATTAATTGGTCGTTAAATTCTCTTGCGTACTCAATGATAGGAGGACAGTAGACTTCTATCTCAGTCTTATAGACCGTGGTCGCGCAACCGCTTAGTAAGCTCATCCCGATTGCGAGGCTTAACACTTTGAATTTCATTATTAGCTTTCTCCATCTCCTGATAGAATTCAGCCCGGTCTTCTGCCGCTTTAGCAGAGGCTTTTACTTGCTTAACCTCTTCAACCTTAGCTCCGTCTCGTCTACCTATGATATAAAGTATAGGTAATAACGCGGCTATTATGGCCGCTATTATTAGTTTAGCTTTATTAATTAAGATACTGAAAGGGTTCACTTTTTCTTTGTCTTCTTCTTAGGGAACCCGGCTTTCATATTAGCATAAGCTTTCGGTGTAATAGTAGACTTCTTCTTAGTCCGGCTAGTTCCTGCTTTCTTACGCTTGTTTATATTGTCGTATAGACTCATTACTTTACTCCTTGTCGGCTGTCTTTAATTCTGGCGTAGGTTACTAAAGCAACACCTGCCAAAGATAAGGCTAAAAAGGCGTACTCTATGTTCTCAGAGTATCCCACTAGAGGCTGTAGCTGTGAGGCTACTTCACCAAGTATACCGGCACTTCCGGCAACACCTGCACCTGCTAATGTTTTAGACTTCTTTAAAGGCTTAATTGCAGTCTGCTCAGGCTTTTGGGGCATAAGATCACCACCATCTGCCGCTAGAGGAGCATCCATTGCAAATAAAGCCGCCTCAGCCGTTCTACGTCTAGTCAGGCCACGTAAAGAAACCTTAGTTCCTTCAACTTTAGCCTTGTCCCATCGTAGGATTTCAGAAGGTACTTCATCATACTTCCCTGCATTTAATTTTGTTAGCAAAGTACTTCGTTGGAAGTTTCCTGCGCCTAGATTAAATACAAAGGATACTAATGCATCAAACTGCCCTTGAGACAGTGGAACGCTTACATGGCGTTTAACGGCCGATCCTGCGTCGTTTAGATCATCCTTTAGGTAGATGTCACATTGATCGACTGAAGCCCGCATACCGCTTTTAACGCCTCTACAATGGCCATAGCCTATAGTCCACTTACCTGCCGGACATCTATACGCACGAACATCACCTTCATCGGTGACCTTGTGCAATCCTTCAAATCTTTTTACTAAATTAATACCTTGTTCGGATACTGTTGTTGGGTTCATCTAAAATACCAAAATGCTGTTGAAATTGCCCCTGATGCAAGTATCCAGAATATTCTTTCTGCAAATCTAAGTGTCTGACCATTTGTTGACACATGAGTTGCTAGTTCTGTTACTTTTTCGTCCATCTCTTCCTGTTTTTTATCGTACTTATTCATTCTATTAAACACTGTGACCAAACGCTCCTCCATTCTTGCTAGGGCTATTACTGCATCGGATAACTTGTCTATTTTACTTTCCATGCGAGAGAGTCTGTCTTGTTCTGCCATCATGCTACCCCCTAATACGTTCGTGCATATGGCGAGGCGAAACCGCTATATACTGCCGCCGGGGCCGGGGCTCCTGCTGTTGGACTTTTATTACCCATACTTGCGTTTGAACCTTGAACGAGTGAACGGTCGGAGATCTCCTTCATGAGCCGATTAATGTCTAGGGCCTGTTGATCTACCATTTCACCGTTCATTCGACTGTAGGTGCTGAGGATTAGCTGTCCTTGGTCATTTAATTCACGTTTTAAGATGTTTCCGTTTTTATCTACTGCGTTAGCAATCAATCTACCTTCGTCCGTAAAGGCATTTCCCAGAGCAGTCATTCTATTACGCATCCCTGCGTCTAGGTCTGCGACTCCTTCTGTAAGCATTGACTTGACCTGTGTCAGACGATTAACAAAGTCTGCACGTCCAGATCTTTCTTGCTCACTTAACTCATCAAAACGACTAGCAAACCCGGACTCTATGCCCGACGCCATTGACGTAAGACTTCTGTCCATGTCACTGCCAACTGACTCTATAGAACCACTGATTGCCGTTAAGAACTCTTCTGTAGAGCTAAACCGGGAGTCAAAGTCCTGTGTAAGTAGATTGGCATTAAACTTCTGTGAGTTAAGTAATTGACCTGTAGCGTTATCTACACTGCTTATAACCAACTCACCGTTTTGATTAATCTCTCTGAATAAGAAGTCTCCGTTAGCGTCAATACCACTACGGATAAGGTCTCCGTTCTCATCAAAGGCACTTGTTAGACTAGTAAACTTCTCTTGTAGGTCAGACCCAAACTGATCACCTTGGGTAGACATTAGAGTTCGTAGGGAATCCATGTTACCTTTGAGGTTAGCTTTTAACTCTCCCGAGGATTGTTGGATACCATCAAATGCACTTGTTATCTGATCCCCTAGGCCGCCCTGCATTTCGTTTAGCTGAGTAGAAATAGCACCGATATCCGTGATCTGTTGATCAATTAACTGGCCCGCAGAGTCAAAGGCTGAAGTAATTAAATTACCTTGAGAGTCTAAATCACGACGTAATTCATTTCCGTTCTCATCAATTTCACTACGGATAAGTTTACCTTCCTCATCAAAAGCGGACTGTAGCGATTTTAAGTTATTAGCAAACTCTGTATCAATGTTAGAACCAACGTCACCTATTTGGTTTCTGATGTTGCTTAGAGAAGTAATAACGTCGGCATTGCCTTGTTGGCTTCCTGTCATCATAGCGTCAAATGATAGAGCCAGTTGATCTCCAAGACCTTGCTCTACGCCATTCAGTTGGGCCGCCACATCTAAAACATCAGTTTTTGTTTCACTTAGTACTTCGCCGGTGGCGGAGATTGATTTAGTAATTAAATCTCCCTGTGCATCAATTTCCCGAGTAATAGTTTCGCCGTTTGCACCTATCTCTTCTTGTATTAAAGTTCCTGTTGCATCGAATGCAGACTGAAGAGTATCTAAATTATTGGCAAGTTCCCCTGACAATCCACTACTAACGGAGTCTACTTGGCTAGTAATAGCACTCATTGCATTCATGACTGCGGTGTTGTTAGAATCTCCCCCTGTAACTAGACTATTAAACGATGCAGTTAGCTGATCACCTAAACCTTCCTCAACATTGTTTAACTCTGTAGAAATATCTGCAATGTTAATAGACTGCTGATCAATTAACGTATCTGTTGCATCAAACCTAGAAACTAAAAGATCACCATTTTCAGTCAGGGTTCTACTTATAGTATCACCGTTATCAGCAATCTCTTCAGATATAAGATTTCCTTGCTCGTCAAACGAATCTTGAAGAGACGTGAAACTATCTGCAAGAGAGCCCTCAAGCCCCGTACCCATATCCCCAACCTGAGTAGTAATACTGCTTAGGGTAGTTTGTATACTTTCCGTAGCTGTAACAGATCCATCTGCCATTCTTTTAAAGGACGCTGTAAGTTGATCACCAAGACCTGTGCTTACAGTGTTTAACTCCTCAGACATACTTGCAATGTCTAAAATAGATCTTTCTATGGCTTTTCCATTTGCATCAAACTTAGTCTCAAGAATATTACCTTGAGCATCAAACTCCCGCGTAATGTTTTCTCCAAAGGTATCAAACCCTCTAGTTATTAAGTCTCCGTTATCATCAAAAGCTTCAGATAGGCTAGTAAGATTGTCACTTAACTCATCGGAAATACTGGTACCAACATCTCCTATGTTTCCAGAAATAGTACTAAGGGTATCAGAAATATTAACTTCAGACTGAGCGTTAGCATCAGATAAAGAAGATACAGCAGACGTTAGTTGATCTCCAAGACCAGTTTGAACGTTATTTAATTCTGTGGCAACGCTTGCAATATCTGTAGACGTTTGACTTATGACTGTGCCGTTAGCATCAATAGCGGTAGTCAACAACAATCCTTGGTCATCTATTTCCCGAGTAATAGTTTCGCCATTATCGCCTATTTCTTCTGAAAGGAACTTACCTTGGGCGTCAAATGAGTCAGTGATAGTTGAAAGATTAGAAGTTAATTCTTCAGATAGTCCGGTACTCACATTACCTATTTCACCTGAAATTGTAGATAAGGTATTTGTAATATTTGTGCCAGAATCTGATACATCCCCAGATAAAGCCGTGAAAGAATCAACTAATTGATCACCAAGACCTTCTTGAACAGTATTTAATTGTGTGGCTATATCACCAATACTGGTTTCTGTCTCACTAACTAGATCACCATTAGCATCCAGACGTTTGACTAACAGATTACCTTGAGCGTCTAGAGATCTAGTAATGGTGTCTCCATTGTCAGCTATTTCTTCGGATAGGAATGTGCCTGTCGCATCAAATGCAGACTCAAGCTCAGTAAATCCACTGGTAAGCTCCGTTGAGACGTTGGTATCAAGATCACCAATAAGACCATCGGTAATCTGGAAGGCATTAAGAATAGAGTTTCTGCTTTCTTCTGCGGCTGTAGAGTCACCAAACACAGTAGTAAATTGATCTTGTACACCTGTCTCAAACGAGGAGATGTTATTCATCAATGTGTTTATATCTAAACCTTGCTGATCAATTCTTTTTCCTGCTGAATCAAATTCTGCAATAAATAACTTACCGTTAGCAGTCATAGCTCTAGTAATTCTACCACCTTCACCTGTGACAGAATTTTCAATAAGAAGACCTTGATCATCAAAAGATGATGTAAGATTGGCGTAGGCGTTTGCTAAGTCTGCATCTAGGTTAACGTTTTCTGAGGAAAGAATGTCTTTTACAGAATTAAGTTTATCAACAAAATCTTTTCGTGTTGCTACACCCTCGGCACCTACGGCTGTTTGTCCGGTAGCTATATTAGTGGCAATGTCTGCAAAGTTAGTTGTGTTTTCTGTTCTTCCATCTTCTACACTTGTACCAACCGATGATACATCTGTACCTAGGCCAGATAGACCTTGAGCTATATCACCAAAGTTTGTTTCGTTGGCAGAGGTGCCAGTAGCAACGTCAGAGGCTACAGACGCTATGTCTGAACCTAATGCTGTGTTTTGATCGGCCTGAGACTGCGCGTAATTTCCTAGTGACTCTCCCATAGCGGTAAAGCCGCCAGATACAGTACTAGCAAGATCGGTACGAGCCTCATTTGCTAATTTAGAATAATCACTAAAATCTCCAGTAAAATCATCTAGAGAAGTTTGTAAATTTCCTTGTCCTGTTGCAAGTCCGGCTTGTCCTGCCGCTAAATCAGCATAGTACCGACCTGCATCTCCACCATACTTATTAATCAACTCTTCTATGTTAGCCTGACCGCCCAACACATTAGTAGAGGTGTCCGTTAACTGATTACTTATATTAGTTTCTACAGTACCAAGATCTTCACCCAGAGTGTTAAACCCTTCGTCGATAGCAGTATTAGTGTTATCAAAGTTGTCAGTAACTGTACTACCTAAAGTATCAAATCCAGTAGCCATTTCGGCGTTAGTATTGTCAAATCCGGCCTCTATATTATTATCTACTGTATCAAACCTACCATCAACCCCAGAAAACCCATCCACAATTCTTGTATCCATTGCAGAAAACCCGGTATCTACAGAGTCTTGGATGCCAAGATTTTGACCCATGATGACTTCATTTTCATCTTCTAGGTAACTAAACTGATCTTCTGCGTAATTAGCCGCGTCTGTAACGTCACCACTAAGGCCAGACAGGGCCTCATTGACACCATCAAAATTAGCAAAACCCTCATTCATGGCATCCATTGTGGTGTCATAACGGGCATCTGCCGCTGTGCTTAGGTTCCCAATGTCCCCAATAATAGTCCCTTGGTTAGCAACCAACTCATCGTGTTGAGCATCTCCTAAACCTGTATTGGTAGTGTTGGTAGTACTTCCTCCGCCTCCACACATAATTACGCCTCTCTTTTCATTATAAGTCCGACCTTTTTAAAGCCGTGCATTTCAATTAATTTTTCGTATCCATCACCTGCTATCCCAGAGGTAATACCAATACATATTTCGTGAGCATTATTGCTCTTTGACCACTCAAAGAATTCTTTAAACATCTGGTTGATGTACTTTGCTATTCCATCCCGACACTCAGGTTTAAAAACCATCACCATGTCTTGTGCTATTTTCTGAGTAGAGAAGAAGTACTCAACTATATTCCCTAAAAAGAAACCAACTACTTCACCATTGTCCTCTACTACTCTCATGAAAGTTGTGGACTTAGGATCTGTCCCGGTTGATACCCAATGGTATGCTTTGTCCGAAGACCAACCGCATTTTTCATATAGGCTGTTTTCTTGAAACCATCTTCCTAATTCGTTTATCTGGTCAAAATCCTCCAGAGAGGGTGTACGCACTATGCGGGCCATGTATGTCCTTGAAATAATACTAATATGGGGGTGATACTTTGAAATATAAAAGAGATTTTATATAGTGTTATTATACACTTAAATCCCTATATAAGGCAAGTATAACCTCCCCGCTACCTGAATATTAAAACTCCCACAGTAAACCCAAGGAGTATCAAGGCGAGAATCAACCCCGCCCATGTATATTTGTCCGACCAATCTTGCCCTGATATCAAAATATGGTTACCTCATCAGTCTCTTCAACCCATTTTGGAATACAGTACCCTTGTACGGGTACTAAAAATTCCCCTTGTGCCTGTAGGCTTATTTTTCTTGCAAAATATATACAGGTATTTAGGTCTCTCCAGAGGGCAATTTCTTGAGTACTCTCTAAAAATTCACCATTGTAGGTCTGTAGCATCAACGCGAATACAAGCGTTTTCACCGTATTACCTTAGTACCCTCTTCTACCCATGTAAGCCTACAAATACATTCGGTAGGCTCATACTTGGATTGTTCTCTACTTAATTGTTGACATAAAAACCGGCAACTTTGTAAGTTATGGAAGTACAGTGTTTTGCTCGGATCAATTTCCCCAGATACGGTGAAAAATAACAAAGCAATGACCATCTTCATTTTTGTTGAGCTAAGAGGGCCGCAACCAACGCTTGTATCTGCTCATTGGTCTTCTCTTGTATCTTCTCCTGCCGGGCCAAACTCTCAACGATAGCCTCAACCTTAGTCTCTGTGACGGCCTGAGCCTGTCCATTAGCCTGAGCCCGGTCTGCGGCCTTTTTTGCTATGGCGGCAATTCGGTCACGTTCTTCACCTGCAAAGGCTGTATTGGCTTGTAATACTCCCCATGATACTGCCAACGTCACGAAAGCCACCCCCAATGGGACGCTCCATGTAGGCAGATTGATCTGTCCGCTCATTAGTCACCTCCGGGTGAATTAGCTTCTAAACTTGCTTGATATGCGGCAATAACCGCGTCTGTATGAACAGCGGCACAAATAGCTTGCACCTCTGTAGATTCGTTGCTGTAGTCATCACCAGCATTTATGACATGTCTGTGGAAGCCGGAGGATAGCTCAACGCCATCTTCTAAGACTTGCGTACAAGTCCTGATTTGAACCGTTTTATGTACTCCCACGATCTCTATTTTGTCTTCTGATATTACTTTTTCTAAAGCCATTGTATTGCTCCTGTCTGTGCCTAGAATCCACTAGGCGTATGGTTATGATGTTTGGTAATGAAAAGTACCCCTTACACTCGCGTTTCCTGTTCCTAGCCCCATAGTCGCTTTTGTTGCAAAAGCATAATCGACTGCGGAAGCACTCGTTATCCAAAGATATGTTAAAGTGCCTTGTGGGTGTACTGCTATAGGTTTTTCGGTAGAGGTATTTGTTGCAAATGCAACAGGGCCAGAGGCCGCAGTAGTAAACGGAAGGTTACTAATTCTTAAACTTCCACTTGTTGATAAGCTACTTAAATCCGTATTATAGAGATTAACTGCAATAGTGACGTATCTACCTATTTTTGTATAAGAGGCCGCAGGCATGTTAATAGTATTAGTGCCATCCCCTAAAACTGCCGTAAAAGTTCCAGTTTCGTACGAATCCAACTTGTTAGCCGCGCCTGTACCGCCTAAGTAGACACCGCCTGATAGGTAGAGGTCTTTAAAGCGAGTATTAGACTTTCCAAGGTCAACACCGTTATCTCTTCCTGCTACAGTCGTAACATTAATCGGCATTATCGTGTTATCTGAGGCGTTAAAATAAAGTCCAGTATCGCCTGTCCCAAGATATATGTTGCTGTTTACAGTACCAATGCTACCAACGGTAGCCGTATCTTTCTGGAGGCGTAAAATCTCACCATTTCCAGATAGCCTGTTTAAACGAGCAACCGTGTCATTGCTAACAGTAGCGTTAATATCTCCAGTTGCCATCGCTTGAATGCCGACAGTTGAATTGTTTGCGCTAGTCTTACCCACCAAAAGATTTAGAGAATTATCAATACGCATGGCTTCAGATACACCACGAGTAAAAGTTAAACCTCCACCTTTTCCACTTCCCTGATGCTCAATAAAATAATCTGCACCATGAGAAGCTAAGACAAGAGAAGCACCTCCCGCAGTGCCGCTATTTTGATTTGATATAACAAAGTTAGTTCTGCTGTTACTGCTTTCCTCAAAACTTGCTATTGATACCCCGCCACCTGTAGGAGCATAAGCACCAGTCTGACCATAGTTAAGTCGCCCTGATGAGTCTATTCTCATGCGTTCTTGATAGGCATTAGACGTATCGTTGGTGTAGAAAAGCATATCTGCGCCAAATGCTGTGCCATCTGTTTTGCTTTCTATCTTTGACCTGACAACATTACTA